GAGCATATCAGGCAAAGCGTGCGCGACATTCTCGTCACGCCGGTTGGCTCGCGTGTCATGCGCCGTGAATACGGCTCGCTACTGTCGGCACTGATTGACCAGCCGCAGACACCGGCACTGCGATTGCAGATTATGGCCGCGTGCTATTCCGCGATCCAGAAGTGGGAGCCGCGCGTCAGTCTGACCACCATCACTTTTGAGCGGTCGGAGACCGACGGCGGGCTGTATGTCGATATCACCGGCACGCGATCGGCTAACGGCCAGCCCTTTTCCCTCACCATTCCACTGAGTTAAACGCTATGGCAATTGTTGACCTTAACCAGCTCGCCGCGCCTGATGTCGTGGAAGTGCTGGACTATGAGACCATCCTCGCAGAGCGCAAGGCGACGCTTGTCTCGTTATACCCGGAGGAACAACAGGAGGCAGTCGCGCGCACGCTGACCCTCGAATCAGAGCCGATTGTTAAGCTGCTGGAGGAAAACGCCTATCGGGAAGTTATCTGGCGACAGCGCGTCAACGAGGCCGCGCGTGCGGTCATGCTGGCGTATGCAGAAGATGCCGACCTTGACCAGATAGGCGGAAATTATAACGTCGAGCGCCTCGTCATCACCCCGGCAGACGACACGACGTTTCCGCCCACGCCAGCCGTAATGGAGTCGAATACCGACTACCGTCTGCGCATCCAACAGGCTTTTGAGGGACTGAGCACCGCAGGCTCAACCGGTGCATATCAGTTTCATGGCCGCAGCGCCGATGGGCGTGTCGCGGATATTTCCGTCATCAGTCCCGAGCCTGCGTGTGTAACCGTGTCCGTGCTGTCGCGTGAAAATAACGGCGTGGCCTCTGACGAGCTGCTCGCCATCGTGCGCGATGCGCTGAACGACGAGGACGTCAGGCCGGTGGCCGACCGCGTGACCGTGCAGTCAGCGAAAATCGTCGACTACAAAATCACCGCATCGCTTTACCTTTACCCCGGCCCCGAAAGTGAGCCTGTGCTCAGTGCGGCAAAAGCAAAGTTACAGGCGTATATCACCGCGCAGCACCGGCTCGGGCGTGACATCCGTAAATCGGCCATCTATGCGGCGCTCCACGTCGAGGGCGTGCAGCGTGTCGAGCTGGCCGCGCCGGTGGCCGACATCGTTCTCGATGACACGCAGGCGTCATGGTGCAGCGAGTACAGCGTCACCATAGGGGGTAATGATGAATGACACACGACTGTTGCCGGTGGGCTCCTCGCCGCTTGAGGTGGCGGCGGCGCGCGCCTGCGCTGAAATCGAGAATACCCCCGTCCCCCTGCGCCGACTCTGGAGCCCGGACGACTGCCCCGCAAACCTCCTGCCGTGGCTGGCGTGGGCGTTTTCCGTTGACCGGTGGGATGAGAACTGGCCGGAGGCCACTAAACGGGATGTGATCCGCAATGCCTGGTATATCCACGCACACAAAGGAACGATTGGGGCAGTGCGCCGCGTGGTGGAGCCGCTCGGCTACCTGATAAACGTGTCTGAGTGGTGGCAGACAAACGACCCGCCCGGCACGTTTCGCCTCGATATCGGTGTGCTGGAGACCGGCATCACCGAGGAAATGTATTACGAAATGGAGCGGCTTATTGCCGATGCAAAGCCAGCCAGCCGCCATCTTATCGGCCTCAATATTATTCAGGACATTCCCGGCTATCTGTACACCGGCGCCCTGAGCTATGACGGCGACATCATCACGGTTTATCCCGGATAAGTGAGAGCACAATGACAGTGAAATATAAAACGGTCATCACCAAAGCCGGTGCAATCAAGCTGGCCGCAGCGACCGTCCCGAACGGGAAAAAAGTCAATTTTACGGCGATGGCCGTCGGTGACGGTGGCGGTACGCTGCCGGTGCCAGACCCGAACCAGACAAAGCTGGTCAAAGAGGTCTGGCGTCATGCGCTGAACAAAATCAGCCAGGACAGGAAAAATAAAAATTATGTCGTGGCGGAGCTGCTCATCCCACCTGAGACCGGCGGTTTCTGGATGCGAGAGCTCGGCCTTTATGACGACACCGGCACGCTGATTGCGGTCGGTAATATGGCCGAAAGCTACAAGCCAGCACTGGCGGAGGGCTCAGGCCGCGCGCAGACCGTGCGCATGGTTATCATGGTGAGCGACATCGAGTCAGTCGAGCTGACCATCGACACCTCAACGGTGATGGCAACGCAGGACTACGTTGATGACAAGCTCGCTGAGCATGAGCAGTCCCGCCGCCATCCTGACGCCACGCTCACGGCTAAAGGTTTCACTCAGTTAAGCAGTGCGACCGACAGCGCGTCTGAGAGCGTCGCAGCGACGCCGAAAGCGGTTAAAGCGGCGTATGACCTTGCGAAAGGGAAATATACGGCTCAGGACGCCACCACGGCACAAAAGGGTATCGTCCAGCTCAGTAGCGCGACCGACAGCACGTCTGAGAGCGTCGCAGCGACGCCGAAAGCGGTTAAGGCGGCGTATGACCTTGCAAAAGGAAAATATACAGCTCAGGACGCCTCCACGGCGCAAAAGGGTATCGTCCAGCTCAGCAGCGCAACCGACAGCACGTCTGAGGCGCTGGCGGCAACGCCGAAAGCCGTTAAGGCCGCGAATGACAACGCTAACGGGCGCGTACCATCAGGGCGCAGGATTAATGGTCATGCGCTGACTGATGATTTTAATATCAGTGCGCAGGATATTTTCAACGGGCAGGCCGTGGCAATTGGCAATGCCGCCGACCTGAACGCCTACACCACGGCGGGACTGTATTACCAGCCAGCGAACGCGCAGGCTCAAACCGGCAGGAACTATCCAGAAGCTAACGCCGGTTCGCTGGAAGTTTATAAGCATGCCGGTATCACGCAGATTTACCGGATTTATAACAGCTCCCGCTCGTACATTCGCACGCTTTACAGCGGGACGTGGTCAGCCTGGGTTAAACAGTATGATGGGGCCAATAAACCCTCCCCGGCTGATATTAATGCCGTGAATAAGGGCGGCGATACAATGGCCGGGGGGCTTAAGATTCGCGCTGCTGATGCGTTGCGCATTTACGATGCGGCATACGGAATGATTTTTCGCCGTTCAGAAAATAATTTTTACCTGATTCCGACAGCAAAAGACCAGGGGGAAAATGGCGGCATAAGTTCACTGCGTCCATTTTATGCAGATCTCACTAATGGCAGAGTGACGCTGGGTAATGGTGCTGTCGTTAACGGCGGTCTTGGTCTGGGTGTGATTAGCGGCCTTGGGGGGAACTCTATTGCTCTGGGGGATAATGACACCGGTTTCAAACAGAACGGAGATGGTGTGCTGGATGTTTATGCCAACAGCAAGCAGGTAATGCGATTCCTGAACAGTGGTATAACGAGTTATATGCTCTTCAACATGAATGCAGGCGCATCAGTAAGCAGCACTCTCACCTTTAAAAACGGTAGTGGCATCACATCTGAGAAAACTGGCGCCAACCCCCGAAACGGCCGAATTTACTGGGGCGGTGATGCGAGTCGCGGCAACAGGATAGAATTTGCAGATGATGCCGGCTGGAAAGCTTACATTGAGCGTCATCCCTCAAATGGTGTTCAGTTGGTCGTAAATGGGCGAATCAATGGAAGTATTGTTTATTCCAGTGGTGAAGTACTGGCAGGAGGAGGGAGCGCTCGCTTTGCTGCTGATGGAAATATATTTGGCTCAAAATGGGGCAATCAATGGCTTGATGCCTATCTAAAAAATACCTATCAGCCAAAGGGCAATTATACCCCGGCAGGTCAGGCCTATACCAAAGCAGAATCGGAAGCGCGCTACGGGGGCGGTAAAACGACGACAGGTAATAACAGTGCTTACTACACGCACGGTAACGGTGCTGTGTTTATGCAGTCTGTGAGAAATATTTCAGTCGGCAATAATGCCACTGTGACCGTGACGCTGCCTACGTCGTTCCCTAACGGGATACTCGGTATCGGTTCGAGTTATTACGGTGCAGGGGGTAATAACTCAGCATCATTTTATCTCTGTTCGCCTGTCGGGAAAAATCAGGTGAAAATTCAAACCCATAACTGCAACGGAACATTTTATTTAAACGTAACGGGTTACTGATATGCAGAAATATTTCAGCAATACAGATAAAAGCTTTTACCTTGAGGAAACTGTCAGAACCTATGAAGAGCAGGGTATTCCCGTTCCGTCAGATCTGATGACAATAACCGATGCTGAATATGAAGCCTTTATGGTTTCACCTGACCGGAAAGCGCCTCAGTACAATGTTGAATCAGAATGTATGGAATGGGTCGACATCGACCCGCCTACCCGCGAGGAAGCTATCGAAAAAGCTGAGTCATTAAAGGCGCAGCTCCTGTCTGTTGCAGCTCAGGCCATAGCACCATTGCAGGATGCGGTCGATTTGTCGATGGCGACAGAAGAGGAAATGGCGAGCCTGTCGGCGTGGAAGAAATACCGGGTTTTACTTAACCGGGTTGATACCAGTGAGCCTGACGAAATTGAATGGCCTGAATCACCGTTAACAGAGTAATAAAAAACCCGCGCTAAGCGGGTTTAATCATAGGGGCATTCTTCATAGTCTTTTTCTGTTTCGTCACCGACAAACAGTCTGAGCCAGCAAAAGCCAAAGAGCCACCATGCAGCCAGACCACCAACAATCCAGAGTAAAATCGTCATTATCGCTTCCTCGTTAATGGCGAAACGATAGCGACAATACCCACTTATTGATAATGGTTATCAGCGATCAATTAACCGTGATTGATCGCTGATAACGATCAATAACCATTCCCGCACACCACAACCGGTCACTGTACGTTGTGCTGTCACTCCCCCAACGGCCTTTCGTTTCTCACACCTCACACACAACAGAAAATAGTTGCACCCCTTAACCACGGAGTTAAACGGATGAGCGACTATCATCACGGCGTCGAGGTCATCGAGATTAACGATGGCACGCGCACCATTTCCACCGTTTCGACGGCTATCATCGGCATGGTCTGCACCGCCAGCGATGCTGACGATTCAACATTCCCGCTAAATGAGCCGGTGCTGATTACCAGCGTGCAGAACGCTATCGGTAAAGCCGGTAAGCTCGGCACCCTGTCAAAATCCCTGCAAGCCATTGCCGACCAGTGCAAGCCGGTCGTTGTGGTTGTGCGCGTTGCCGAAGGTATTGAAGACCCGGACGACCCGGAAGCAGCGCAGAAAGAGACCATTTCCAACATCATCGGCACGACCGACGAAAACGGCAAATACACCGGGCTTAAAGCGCTGTTGACCGCCAAAACCGTCACCGGCGTCAAGCCGCGCATTCTCGGCGTGCCGGGGCTGGATTCTCTGGAAGTGGCGACCGCGCTCGCGGCGACCTGTCAGAGCCTGCGCGCGTTTGGCTATATCAGCGCGTGGGGCTGCAAGACCATTTCCGAAGCCATCGCCTACCGTGAGAATTTCAGCCAGCGCGAGCTGATGGTCATTCACCCTGATTTTCTGGCGTGGGATACCACGGCGAATCAGACCGATACTGCATGGGCGACCGCCCGCGCGCTCGGCCTGCGTGCCAAAATCGACCAGGAGACGGGCTGGCACAAAACGCTGTCTAACGTCGGCGTGAATGGCGTCACCGGCGTCAGTGCCTCGGTCTCGTGGGACTTGCAGGAGAAGGCCACCGACGCGAACCTGTTGAATCAGGCCGGTGTCACCACGCTGATTCGAAACGACGGCTTTAAATTCTGGGGCAACCGTACCTGCTCCGACGATCCGTTATTCCTTTTTGAAAACTACACCCGCACGGCGCAGGTGCTGGCCGACACGATGGCGGAGGCGCACGCCTGGGCGATTGATAAACCCGTCACCGCAACGCTTATCCGCGACATCGTCGCCGGTATCAATGCGAAATTCCGCGAACTGAAAAACAACGGCTATATCGTTGACGGCTCCTGCTGGTACGACCCTGAGTCAAACAGCGTGGAAACGCTCAAGGTGGGGAAACTGTATATCGATTACGACTACACCCCCGTCCCGCCGCTGGAAAACCTGACCCTGCGCCAGCGCATCACTGATACCTATCTGGCAAACCTGTCAGAGTCGGTCAACAGCTAAGGAGCTGAGAGCATGGCATTACCACGCAAACTGAAATACCTGAACATGTTCAACGATGGCCTGAGCTACATGGGCGTTGTTGAATCCGTCACCCTGCCGAAGCTGACCCGTAAGCTTGAGAAATACCGCGGCGGCGGGATGCCGGGCTCGGTGTCGATTGACCTCGGTCTCGATGACGATGCGCTGTCGTGCGAGTGGACGCTCGGCGGTCTGCCTGACGTCGAGCTGTGGGCGCAGTACGCCTCACCGGGCGCAGACAGCGTACCGTTGCGCTTTACCGGCTCATACCAGCGCGATGACACCGGCGCGATTTCTGCCGTTGAGGTGGTCATGCGTGGCCGTCACAAAGAGTACGACGGCGGCGAAAACAAACAGGGCGAAAGCGGCACGACCAAAATCTCGACCGAATGCGCGTACTACCAGCTCACGATTGACGGCAAGGAGGTCATCGAGATTGACGTCATCAACATGGTGCTGAAAGTCGACGGCGTCGACCGTCTGGCAGAGCATCGCAAGGCCATTGGCCTGTAACCCTCTTAACCGGTCAGTCAGGCTGGCCGGTCACTAAACTTAGACGAGAGCAACATTATGGAAAACAACATCGAAACCGGCGTTACAGAAATTGAAGTCACCGAAACCAAAAAGCCACACGTCGTGATCCTCGACAACCCTCTGATGCGCGGTGAGCAAAAAATCGGAGAGGTGACGGTTTCAAAACCTAACGCGGGAACCCTGCGCGGGGTGTCGCTGGCCTCGCTGGCAAGCTCTGACGTTGACGCTCTGATTAAGGTGCTGCCGCGTATGACTTACCCGGCACTCACCGAGCATGAAATTGCCCGTCTCGATGCCTCAGACCTGATGCAGTTCGCCGCTGAGGTGATTGGTTTTTTGTCGCCATCTTCGGCTCGCTGACGTTCCCCGCAAAACTTTCTGTCGATGACCTGATGGCGGATATCGCGGTGATTTTTCACTGGCCGCCATCAGAGCTGTATTCCCTGAGCGTGACCGAGCTCCTCACATGGCGCGACAAGGCGCTACAGCGAAGCGGAAACCACTATGAGCAATAACGTCAGAATCGAGGTACTGCTTAACGCAGTAGACCGGGCAAGCCGACCGCTAAAAGCTATCCAGAACGCCAGTAAATCCCTCGCTGGCGATATCCGCAACTCACAGACGACCCTGCGCGACCTTAACGCGCAGGCGTCCCGAATCGACGGATTCAGGAAAGCGAGCGCACAGCTTGCCGTGACCGGTCAGTCGCTTAACAAAGCGAAACAGGAGGCCGCAGCGCTGGCCGTCCAGTTTAAAAACACGGAAAACCCCACCAAAGCGCAGGCGCGCGCGATGGAGGCGGCAAAAAAATCCGCCGCTGACCTGCAACTCAAATATAACGGGCTCAGGCAGTCGGTACAGCGCCAGCGCACCGAGCTTGCTCAGGCTGGGATAAACACCCGCACGCTGTCGGCTGACGAGCGTCGCCTTAAAACCAGCATCAGTGAGACAACTGCGCAGCTTAACCGGCAACGTGAGGCGCTGGCGCGGGTCAGTCAGCAACAGGCAAAGCTGAGCCGGGTTAAAGAGCGGTATCAGACCGGTAAATCCCTTGCGGGTAGTGCGGCGGCGGCTGGTGCTGCCGGTGTCGGAATTGCCACGGCTGGCACCATAGCCGGGGTAAAACTGCTGATGCCTGGCTATTCGTTTGCACAGAAAAACTCTGAGCTGCAAGCTGTGCTCGGAGTCGACAAACAGTCGCCCGAAATGGAGGCGTTACGCAAACAAGCCAGGCAGCTCGGTGATAATACCGCCGCATCTGCGGACGATGCAGCGAGTGCACAAATCATCATCGCCAAAAGTGGCGGGGATGCTGATGCCATTCAGGCGGCGACGCCGGTCACGCTGAATATGGCATTGTCGAATCAGCGCTCGATGGAGGAAAACGCCGCCCTGCTGACAGGGATGAAATCTGCGTTTCAGCTTTCCAATGACCAGATCGCGCACATTGGCGACGTGCTGTCGATGACAATGAACAAAACCGCCGCCGACTTTGACGGGCTGAGTGATGCGCTGACCTATGCCGCGCCGGTGGCGAAAAATGCCGGGGTCAGTATCGAGCAAACCGCCGCGATGGTCGGTGCGTTGCACGATGCGAAAATTACCGGCTCGATGGCGGGAACGGGTAGCCGTGCAATCCTGAGCCGCCTACAGGCGCCGACCGGTAAAGCCTTTGAGGCCATCAAAGAGCTCGGTGTCAAAACCTCTGATGCCAGAGGAAACACGCGCCCGATATTTTCCATCCTGAAGGAAATGCAGCGCAGTTTTGAGAAAAACAATCTCGGTACCAGCCAGCGCGGCGAGTACATGAAAACCATCTTCGGTGAAGAGGCCAGCTCGGCGGCAGCGGTGCTGATGACCGCAGCGTCAACCGGCAAGCTCGACAAACTCACCGCAGCGTTTAAAGCCTCGGACGGTAAAACCGAGGAGCTGGTCAAAATCATGCAGGACAATCTCGGCGGCGACTTTAAAGAGTTTCAGTCTGCTTATGAGGCCGTGGGAACTGACCTGTTTGACCAGCAAAACGACGCTCTGCGCAAACTGACGCAGACGGCCACGCGATATGTTTTGAAACTCGATGGCTGGATCACCCGCAATAAATCACTGGCGACCACTATCGGTGTTGTAGCCGGTGGCGCACTGGCGCTGATTGGTGTTATTGGCGGGATTGGCCTGATTGCGTGGCCGGTGGTGATGGGGATTAACGCCATTATCGCCGCCGCAGGCCTGCTGGGAACGGTCTTTACCGTTGCCGGTGGCGCAATAGTGACTGCTGTCGGTGCAATAAGTCTGCCGGTGGTCGCGGTCGCCGGTGCGGTGGTGGCCGGGGCGCTCCTGATTCGTAAATACTGGGAGCCCATCAGCGCATTCTTTTCGGGCGTGGTGGAGGGGCTTAAAGCGGCATTTGCGCCGGTGGCGGAAATCTTCTCGCCGCTGACGCCGGTGTTTGATTCCATCATCGAGAAATTGCGCGGGGTCTGGCAGTGGTTCACTGACCTGATAGCACCGGTCAAGGCAACGCAGGAAACGCTGGACCGCTGCAAAAATGTCGGCGTGGCGTTTGGCAAGGCGCTGGCCGAAGCGTTAACGGCTCCCCTGAACGTTTTTAACAGCCTGAGCGGCAAAGTCGGCTGGCTGCTGGAAAAGCTCGGGGTCATCAAAAAAGAGTCGGACGGCCTCGACCAGACTGCTGCTAAAGCCAGTGCCGCAGCCGGTGCGCAAAACGGGTCTTATATTCCGCAGACCTCAGTTTATGGCGGTTATCAGATGTACCAGCCAGTGACGGCGCCTGCTGGCCGGTCCTATGTCGACCAGAGCAAGCGTGAATACAACATTACTCTGTCGGGTGGCGTTGCGCCGGGAACTGACCTCGACCGGCAGCTCCGGGAAGCAGTCGAAAAACTCGACCGGGAAGAAAGAGCACGCCAGCGCTCAAGTATGCGCCATGACGGATGAGGGCTAAAACATGTTAATGGTACTGGGTTTATTTGTGTTTGAACGCCGCACGCTGCCACATCAGTCGATGCAGTACTCAAAGGATTACCGCTGGACGTCAAACGACCGCATCGGCAAACCCCCGGCTTATCAGTTTCTCGGTGAAGGGGAAACCACACGCACGCTCTCAGGCGTGCTTTACCCCGAAATCACCGGCGGTCGCCTCTCACTGACGGCCATCGAGCTGATGGCCGATGAGGGCAGGGCGTGGCCGCTGATTGACGGAACAGGCATGATCCACGGTATGTATGTCATCGATAAAGTGACCCACACGCACACCGAATTATTCAGCGACGGCGCGGCCAGAAAAATTGAGTTTAGCCTCTCGCTGAAACGGGTCGATGACTCGCTCGCGGCGATTTACGGCGACCTGAAAACGCAGGCCGACAATCTGGTGACGTCTGCCGGTAACTGGATCGGAGGGCTGGCGGGATGATTACGGGTCTGAATGTTCAGGCCGGGGCGCAGATTGCTCCGGCGTTTATGCTCACGCTTGATGGCGATGATATCACGCAGAATTTCAGCGACCGGCTAATCAGTCTGACCATGACGGACAATCGCGGTTTCGAGGCTGACCAGCTCGACATCGAGCTTGACGACACTGACGGGCTTGTCGAGCTGCCGCCGCGCGGTGCAAAACTGACGCTGTGGCTGGGCTGGCAGGGCTCAGCCTTGCTGAATAAGGGCAGTTTCACAGTCGACGAAATCGAGCACCGTGGCGCGCCTGATACGCTGACCATCAGGGGGCGCAGCGCTGATTTTCGCGGCACGCTGAACTCCCGCCGGGAACAGTCATGGCATGACACCACGCTCGGGGTCATTGTTGAGACCATCGCAGCGCGCAACAAACTCACGGCCAGCGTGGCTGACACGCTGAAAGCGATCCCCGTGCCTCATATTGACCAGGCGCAGGAATCCGACGCGGTGTTTCTGTCCCGCCTGGCTGACCGTAACGGTGCATCAGTGTCGGTGAAAGCGGGGAAACTGCTGTTCCTGAAAGCCGGTACCGGCAGGACGGCCAGTGGCAAGCCCATCCCGCAGATGACCATCGAACGCGGCGACGGCGACCGTCATCAGTTTGCGATTGCTGACCGCGAAGCCTACACCGGCGTAACGGCGAAATGGCTGCACACAAAAGACCCGAAGCCGCAAAAGCAAAAGGTGAAGCTTAAACGCAAGCCGAAGGAGCAGCACCTGCGCGCGCTGCAACATCCAAAAGCGACAAAAACCACGTCAAAGGCCAGAGCCAAAAAAGAGCAGGAGGCGCGCGAGGGCGAGTATATGGTCGGTGAGTCTGAGAACGTGCTGGAGCTGACGACCATCTACGCGACAAAGGCGCAGGCCATGCGTGCAGCTCAGGCGAAGTGGGACAAGTTACAGCGCGGAGTGGCGGAGTTTTCAATCTCGCTGGCTATTGGTCGTGCTGATTTATTTCCTGAGACACCGATAGCGGTCAGAGGCTTTAAGCGCGTTATAGACGAGCAGGCTTGGATAATCAGTCGGGTGGTGCACTACCTTAACGGGAGTGGCTACACGACAGGCTTGGAGCTTGAGGTTAGAGTTTCGGACGTGGAGTATGAATCACTGGAAGAATAA